TGGTATTGGTGCCAGAGCTGCCGGAAGATTGGGAAGAGATAGACGGGATCACGGTAAGGGCAGCGCCGAACTTATTAGCAAATAATATATGGATAGGCTACAAAGACGATGGCAAAGGGCAGGCTGATACAGAATAGGATTACGCTAGACAAGAAAGTAAGCGAGCTGTCAGATGATACCAGCAGGCTAGCTTTCACATGGCTGATAACATACGCCGACTGTGAAGGTAGAACCTACGGGGATCCCGGAATAGTACGCTCTATGCTCTTCCCCAGGCGGGATGACATAGACAATACTAAGATGGCTGCTTATATCCAAGAGTGGCATGACGCCGGGCTCGTAGTATGGTACGAGGCTGACGACGACAAGTATATTTTCTTCCCGAAGTTCGAGGATAACCAATACATAGACAAGTCCCGGGAAGCTGCAAGCACAATACCGGAGCCCCCCGCTGAGCATGTAGACACTAAATCCAGAGTAACTCCAGAGTTAGTCCCGAGTAACTCCAGAGTTACTCGGGAACAAATTAAATTAAAAGAAAAGAAATTAATAGAAAAGAATGGAATAGAAAATAAAACAATAGAAACGACTGATGATGTTGTTACTGGAATTAACTACCCTTACATTTGGGACAAAATAAAAAGCCAGCTTAGGGCTGATATGCCGGTAAGCGGGTTCGGTATGGTCAAGGATACCGTAGTACATGACGTACAGAATAAAACTATCAGGATCAGGGCACCTACCCCGTCAGCTGTAGAATGGTTGAATGATCGGATATTGAAGACAGCCAACAACATATTGAAGGGCTACATGTCTAATGATTTTTCGATTGAGTTTATAGAATTTATATCGGAAGGCGAAGATGAACACACCTAGTAAGTCAGCATTGGAATTAGATCTACTATTCCAGATGCGAGCGGTAGAACTACCACAGCCAGAGTTTGAATACCAGTTTGCGGAAGGTAGGAAGTGGCGCTTTGACTTCGCCTGGTTGGACCAGATGATAGCAGTCGAGGTTGAAGGTGGTACCTGGGTGCGTGGCAGCCATACTAGGGGTGTGCGTTTCGAGAAAGATTGCGAGAAATATAATACCGCTGCCCTGCTGGGTTGGAAGGTGCTAAGGTTTACTACCGATATGGTGACCGATGGTCGAGCCCTGGCAGCCATCGAGCAGGCTTTAGGCTAGTGGACTATAACTCATTGTTACAGATGATATGTAGTCTTGGCGTCGCCGGGGGGATTATATTACTGGCGATAACATTTTTAATTGCGTGGCTAATTAGAAAGGAGTAGCTATATGAAATGGGTGCTGCGCGTTTATGCTTTGGGGTTGCTGATCTACACCGGGTATAGGACCTGGCGCTTTCTTCAGACTACCCTACCGTCCAGTGAAACAGGTATGTTTGTTTCTCTGGTATTTCTTCTGGCAGCTGAGATAGGCTTGATTGTATGGCACGAACTGAGCCTGAGATCCACAACAGGACAACAGAACGGGATCTCTAACATAATGACCTGGGTGGACTTCGGTGCCAGTACCTCGGCTGGTATCGCTGATATGCTGGTATCTCAAACCCTGGTCGCAGGCTACCAGGTACCGGCTCTTCTGGCATTAGCTATACTGTATGGTCTACCCCTGGTCATGGCTGCCAATGTTGCGGCGGCGATCCTGTACTTCAATGCCGACAGCGACGAGCAACTAAACAAGACAAAACGGATGTTAAAACACAACATACACGCTGAGGCTATGGCTGAGATAGACCGGCAGAAGAAGAGCGTAGCTAAGGGTATGGCTCCCGAGCTTACGGCAGTGATTACCAGAGAAACTATGGAAGAGGTTAGAGGTGCCATAATAGGCGAGTACGGGGATGGCTCGACTAATGGCAGGGTAAGAAACTACCAGCTGGAAGAGGAAGAAAGCCCAAAAGCGAAAGCCAGGCGCTAGGATTACTGGCATACACGCCTGGGATTACTGGCAAACAGGCTGCCATTAATGGCAAATCTCGCGGCAGAAAAACAAAGACGCTGACCAGGTTAGCTAAGACTGGTTGGCGTATTGAGGTTACAGGTGGCGGTAAATATTGGCAGTGGCGCCGAGGATCCGGCAAAGATAGGATCAGTGCATACGGAGGTAAATTCAATGAACTCAGCCCAGATAGAAAAGCAGCCTACCAGAAAAACAAGCTCACTAAAGCTAGATGATTACCTGGATATATTGCAGGAAGCTATCCGTCGGTGCCAGGATGCAGGGCTTGACGTGAAGATACTAGAACCAGAACACGACAAGGAAGATGGTATTGTCCTGGTCCTGCCAGGTGTAGCCCTGATCGGTGGTAGACTGGTTGCCATTAATGGCACGTAGCCATGGAAGAGAAACCTACCTACCGGGCAGGTCCCCAGGTGCCAGAGATAACAGACCTGCTCACTCCCCACCAGATAGAAGCCTTCTGCTACCACCTGGCAGGGATCATCAAGGCAGGACATGGCAAACTGTCGATTGTAATATCACATGGCGAGCCGGTGCTACTATTGCCCGAGCCCAGCCTAAACTACAGGGATAAGTACCTGGTCGGCGCAACTGAGGACGATATAAAAATCGGATATATAAGATCTTAATAACCCTTGACAAGTACTTTACAATAGATTATGATGTACCGTAGGTTCAACTTTATACCGGAGGTGAGACGATGGGTTGCTGGGTTTTTGTCAATAAAAACATGGGGGAAGTACAAATAGTCAAGCGTAAAAGCAGCTGGTCAGGAAGGGGCTACGATATAGTGCTTGCGTATATCCCGGCGTGTACAGATGGGATTTGGAGGCGAAATGAGAATATTCAGCTTTGGCGGTGGTGTTCAATCAACGGCGGTGCTGGTATTGCAGGCACAGAATAAATTACCGAAACCGTATGATTACTTTGTATTCGCTAATGTTGGGAACGACAGCGAAAATCCTGATACGCTGGATTATATTGAGCGATATAGTAAACCGTTTGCGAAAGAGTGTGGGATTGAGTTTGTAGAATTAGACAAAGGCGAAACACTACGCGGCAGGATATTTTCAACTAAACGTAGCGTACCTATACCAATGCGAATGAACACAGGCGCGCCTGGGAACCGTGCCTGCACAGTAGATTTTAAGATAAGACTTGTCGATAAGTGGGTGCGATCCAAGATGACCACTGGCGGTGAATTTACCATAGGTTTAGGCATTAGTACGGATGAGATACACAGGGCGAGAGTACATGAACCAGAAGAACCATATAAAGGCTTGATAAAGTATAAAGATTATCCACTTATTGAATTGATGTTATCTAGAAATGAATGTAGTTCGTTAGTGTTCAATGCTAGTTTACCAATACCACCAAAGTCATCATGTTATTTTTGTCCATTCCACACTGACGCGTTTTGGCGTGAATTGCAAGTCAAGCGACCTGAATTGTTTGCGGATGCCGTCAAGATTGATTATCATCTGAGAGAAAAGCGGCAACGATTATGGGATAAAGATGCCGTGTGGATACATCGAAGCCTAAAACCATTAGATGTGGCAATTACAGAGCAAGGAAATTTCTTTGACGAACTAGACAACTGTGAAGATGGATATTGCATGGTATGACTAAATACTTAGGAGGCGAAATGACAACAGTTTATGTTAGTGACAAAGATTATAAAAAGTTATTGAGCCAGCGCGAGTATGTGACCTGGTATCGAAATAATGCTTGACAAGTACTTTACAACCGTGTATAATGTACTGTAGGTTCAATCTTATACCGGAGGTGAGACGATGGCATATCTAACAGGTTTGATTTGTGATCGGTGCGGTAGCTCTAATGTAGCTGCGTCTGACAACCACTGTCAGGCTGCGTGTGGGGATTGCGGCTACATGGGCGAGACGTATCTATTCACGCCCGAGTGGGTGAACAAGTCCCCCATCGAGCGGGTGGCTGAATGGCAGAAGTGGAGAGCAAAGCAAGCGCGGCAGGTGCAGATGTTCGAGAGCGGCGAGGATCTGCCGCTCTTCTCTGGTACACCAGGTAGAAAGTGAGGTGAGACGTGATTAAGATTAGGTCTTATCTACACCCAAGGTTTAGGACACCTGCCAAGAATTGGGCGATCAGGCGCAAGGTTTTGCAAGGTTGCAGGCTTTACGTCGAGTTTATTTTGAGTGGCTATGTGATTGTATTGGAGGTGTAACGATGACGTACGGATACAAGCAAACAGAACCAGGATTATACACGGTAGGGTTTTACTCCCCCGGCGGCGAGTGGCACCCAGACAGCGACCACGGCAGCAAGCAAGCGGCAGCGGATCGCGTAGCTTTTCTCAATGGTGGCGGCTGCTCGCCTGCGGCGAGCGCCGATCTCTGGAAGAGCAAGTACAATGTGTCAGAGGCTAAAGTCAATCAGCTGCACGAGGCTTTAGCTATTGCTACGGAAATAGCACAACGAGGAAATAAAGCCTGGGATACAACGACGCAGAATATTATCAAGGCTGCACTAAATCACTGTAAACCGGATCCTGTAGTATGATATAATCTAGACAACTGAATACCTAGACGGTTTGAAAGCACCGCAGGACAAACTACTACTCCTGCGGTGCTTTTTGTTTGCAGGATTATTGCAGAATATTACAAATGATAAGCGAGCTAAAGAAACAACTAGAAGAACTAAAGTTGATGAACCGTTGCCGGTTTGATTTTGTTATTGCAAGGTCAAAGGGGCTCAGTATTACAGATGCAACGGAGAGTATTGGCGTCTCCCGGCAGTGGTATTACAACTTTCCCCAGGAAGAACGAGATAAACTAGACAAGCTAGCCATGGAATTACAGCATGCCCAGGTGGTGCAGGCTATGCTATTGTTAGAACAAGTAGCACTTGAAGCAGCACAGGTCAAGTACGCTGGTCTGAGATCCAAGCGAGAGGAAATACAGCAGAGATCAGCTACAGAAATACTAGATCGTGTAGGGGTGAAGGTGCCAGAAGAACAACGGGTTGAGTTTGAAGGTCGGATCACTCACCGTGGATTGGAGCAGGCGCTAATAGCGATCTATGGAAATAGAAACAAACAATCAACTGATATGGAATGACTACGTAGCTACAGCCCTTACAGCTGGTGTTACAGACGAGCAGCTGACGAACTTTGAAGCCATGGGGTATATCGCACAGCCGGCGCAGCTGGGGTTTCATGCTGCCTGCCGTAGCTGCGATGTAGACAAGGGACCGCAGATTGTAGGCTATGGTGGTAGTCGTGGTCCTGGTAAATCTCACGCATCCTTAGCCCAGGCTGGGGACGATTGCCTGCGAAGAGTAGGGCTCAAGGTGTTATTCCTGCGCAAGTACCAGAAGAGTGCAGCTGAAAGCATGGAGGATCTAGTTTATCGTGTATTCTGGAACCTGGAAATAAACTACACACCAAGCACCGGGCGAGTTACATTCCCCAATGGTAGCCGTATCCTAATGGGTGGCTTCAAAGACGAGAAGGACATAGAGAAATACATTGGTATCGAATACGATCTGATAGTGATTGAAGAGGTGAACCAGATCACGTTCGAGAAGATACAGAAACTAAGGGGATCCCTGCGTACCAGCCGGGATGACTGGCGTACTAGAATGTACTGGACCTTCAACCCTGGGGGTGTTGGTCATCTATGGTTGAAACAAAACCTGGTAGAACCACATTACAACGGCACCGAAGGAACTCATACCCTGTTCGGCGGCACCTGCGTCTTTATCCCAAGCACTTACAGGGATAATGTATTCCTGGCTCCTGAGTATGTAGACTGGCTGCTTTCGTTGGAAGGACCGCTGGGAGAGGCGTGGCGTGAAGGTAATTGGGATGTGTTTGAGGGTATGGCTTTCCCCATGTGGAACAGGAGCCGTCACGTTATAGATCCGTTCGAGATCCCTGACTGGTGGGCTCGTTGGCGTGGTGTAGATTGGGGCTTTGCTAAGCCCTGGTGCTGCTTATGGCTAGCTAAGAACCCTGACAATGGGCGTTTGTATGTGTATAGAGAACGCTACTCAGCTGGGCTCACTGACAAACAGCAGGCTGAAACAATCATAAGCAGCAGCCCGGAAGACATAGATATAACCTACGCAGATCCGGCACTATGGACGAGGAAGAATTGGGAAGGTAAGGTATCAAGTACAGCTGACGAATACTGGCGGTATGGCGTGGCGCTGACCAGGGCTGACAATGACAGGCTATCGGGTAAGAGAAAGGTAGACCGCTTTCTAGCTGATATATCCGACGGGCTGCCAGGTATCCAGATCTTTAGCAGCTGCCGGAACTTGATTGCTACCCTGCCATCCCTGCCATACGACGAGAACAAACCTGAAGACGTGGACACTGACGCAGAAGACCACGCCTATGATGCCCTGCGCTATGCCCTGACAAACGAGCAAGCCCATGACATAGCACCAGGGGAGCGTGACAAATCACCACTAACTAGACTAGGGAAGATACTATGAACCGACAACTATTTGAACAGATCCAGAAGTACGCCCGGGATCTGAAGATGAGATACTCAGATCGTGACGGTATGTATGATGAGATAGCAGATATGTACCTTCTGGAATGGGACGAACAGGACAGGATCACAAGGACTGAAGAGAACGTAAAGGTAACACTGAGCCCAGGCGCCAGGAACCAGGCGCTAGGTGCTATCAGGCTGCTTACTGCGGCAGATCCTATCTGGTCTATGCCAGTGGACGAGAACAACGTAGCAGCTGACACAAGCGAAGAGATAGAGCAGGCTAGTGAGGCTATCTGGACTGCGGCTGGCAGGGTGAGCGGAGATCCTATTCACTATGACGTGGTGCGCTCCGGTGTACTCTTCAGTGAGATCTTTATTGGCGTGACCAGTACTAATGACCTGGTTGAATACGCTAAGAAATCGGACAGCCCAGCTCTCAAAGAACGGGTGAAGCAGGTTGCCGCCATGACGCCTTATCTCTTCGAGGTGTACGATCCCAGGACATGCTACCCTGATACTGATATTATGGGGCTCCGGGCGTTCTACCGTGAGTATGATACTCTCCTGCGTAATGTGAAGGATCAGTTTGGTGAAGGGAATGTAAGCCGCAGCCTGGACACAGCCAAGGGGGATTATGCAGAAGTAACAGTGTGTGACTATTGGGATATGGAGAACCGGCAGGTATGGATCAAAGGCGAAACAGATCCGATCTTACAGGAAAAACACGGGCTGCCCTTCATCCCTATAGTAGCTCACATTGTAGAAGGATCTAAGTTATTCGAGGACGCCGACCACCAGCGACAGCCGTTCTTATACTCGATGTGGAAGAGCGGGTTATGGAAGAGACAAAACCTGGCACATACCGTACTATGGACGCAGCTCTTCAGCATTGGAGCCAATCCCTTATTTATACATGAGATGGGGAACCAGGGAGACGTACTGGATTACGATTTCGATATACCAGGTGGCGTAGTGAGAGTACCACCGGGCGCCAAGTTCTACCCCATGTTGAGCAAGGGGATCATTGACCCATCCTTTACCCAGATGATCGAATACGCAGAGCGACAGGAAGTAGATAGCACTATTTATAAACAAACATTGGGCGAGCCGCTTGGAGCAAATGCACCTTACAGCATGGTAGCACTACTGAACCAGGCTGGTAGACTACCGCTAATCTCCACGCAAAGGAAAGCAAGCTGGGCTATTGCAGATGCCATGAAGATAGCTCTAAGGTGGCTGAAGTTCGGTAATCAGAAGGCTGCTATCAAGTATGCAAGGTGGAACCTGGAAGTAGATCCGGCAGATATACCAGATACATTCGAGCTTGAAGTAAGCCTGGACATAGCACTACCACAAGACAAGATGCAGCAAGCCAATGTAGCAGCCATGCTAAAGCAGATGCAATTAGCAGACGACGGGTGGATCATGGAAGAGCTATTAGGTATAGGGCAGCCGGAAGAAGTGAAGCGGAAGATATGGACTGACCAGGCGGCAGAGCTGCGCTTCCAGCAATACCTTCAGCAAATGATGATGCAATCGGAAATGATGATGCAACAGCAAGCGCAAATGATGGGAGGTCCACAGCAGGGACAACCACCAGGACAACCACCCATGGAAGGACAGCCGCCAATGGAAGGACAACAACCAGGTGAAATGATGGCACCTGCTCCGGCACCACAACCAGGACCAAACCCTAGAGACGTTGAAGGATTGATGGGAACCGGGGGCGTAGGGGGAATGTATGGCTAATATACATGACGCAAGGGACGCAGGGCTGGGCGGTAAAGCTCGCTTTGAAGAATGGGTACAGGAGTTTGAACTAACCTGGATGGATCTAGACCCAGGCGAATTAGTAAGGGAAACTCTAAGATCCCAGCTGGAAATGATGACAGAAGAACAACGGAACGCACTAAGGGCATTTGACCCAGAAACATACGACAAGATAGTAGAAAAGATCGGAGGATTAGAAGATGCCAGTAACATACCCGGGTAAAGAAACAGAAGAGAAGGCTAAACCGTGGTGGCAGCGCAAACGACAGGCGACAGGAAGGACGGGAACACTTGGCGGTGCCGCGACTTGGATCAACCAGGCTGCTAGAGCTGTAAGGCGAGACGTGCAGATCGGGCGTTATAGACCAGAACTTAACCGAAGGTCAAGAGCATGGGCAGCCAGATACCAGGCGCAGGCTGACGTATACAACAGACAACGGGCTCGACAGGCTGAAACTGAACGGTGGACAGGGATAGCGGAACGTGGGCTACCCTACATGTATCCAGCTGGTACAGGTGCGAGAGGCACAAGACCAGGTGCACAGGTATTATCTCCGGCTGAGATCTACCGGCAGCGTGGATTAGAAGCCTTCCTGCAAAACGTCAATAGATACCGCAGTGCCCCGGGTAGCACGTACACGCCGACTTATTGGGACATTTATCAGAGTGCATACATGGGACAGTATCCCAGGTATCCGTCTCCCATGGGTCCAGTAATGATCTGGTCTAACTATGCGCCAGGCTACACACAACCGCAAACAGCCGAAGGACAGCAGGCAGGCTATCAGCCTTATAGTGGCTACGGTGGATATTATCCAAGTGGCAGGCGACCAGGCGGCGGTGGTGGTGGCGGCGGTGGCTATGGTGGTACAGCTGCAAGGGCAGGATATAGACCGAACAACCTACAAACACCCTGGTATCAAGCTATGATCCAGTGGAAGATATAAACTAGCGGGGGCTATCATGCCAGTACCGAGATACCTTCAAGGCTTAGGCGATGAAGAAGTATATTTCATGCCGAAGCCTGGCACGTGGAAACCTAAACAACTACCCGAGCGGCGCCCTGTCCAGTGGTCTTATTGGCACAGCGCATCTAATCTAGCTAAGTGGTACAACAAGATCCAGACACAACCACCTGACCAGGAGCTACCACCCTGGCTAGATCGTGAAGGTGTTACAGCTGCATACCAGTACCAACAGTACATGAACCGCGGGCGTCCATGGTGGGCGTGGGGAGCGATACACCCGGACGATCCCTATAACGACTTCCTTGTTGAAATCCCTAATCCTCCGCTTGAAGAACTATCTCCGGTATGGAGAGAACGCAAACAGGCAGAGTACGAAGAGCTAACAAGCCCCTATGAGACGCCCTACACTGGCGCCATACCTGCGGAAGAATACGAAACCGTACCCTGGGATCAAAGCACGTATGACAAGGTAGTGCAGGAATTAGCGGGCGGTGTTCCAGATGAGATCTGGCAGCAGTTACCATACTACCAGAAAGCACTAATGACCCTGTTAGGCAGCGGATCAAGGGCTGGTGCTGCTATTGGTGGTACAGCTGGTTTGTTTGGTGGTCTTGGTGGTGCCCTGGCTGGTGGTGGCATTGGAACATTACTAGGCGGTGGTATAGGCGGTGGACTTCTGGGCTCCGTCCTGGGTAAAGCCATGGAGAAATACCCGTCAGTGGGTAAATTCATGGAATATTTAGACTACCCCGCTTTATGGTTGGAACAGGCTATAGGTACGTTCGGTATATTGGCTGGATCCCCCTTTGAATTGGCGTTCGGTGAGATCGACAAGCAGAAATTCAACGATCTTTGGAACAACATAGACGCAGTATGGCAGGCTTCGGCTCTCATGGAAGAAGCTATGGCGCTCGGCTTTGTTGGTGGTAAGACTTTTGACCTCGGCGTACCAGGTGTGAGGATTGTAGAAGATGATCCCTCCAAGCTGCTTTACGAAGTGTTTGACCGTATTGTTTCAGGTGAGCCGCTAGAAGACATTTATACATATTACATTGGTAGACCCCATCCCATCTTATCAGAAGGTGCAGTAGGAACGGGTGAATTAGGTATGACCGGTATGCCATACTGAAGCTACCCGTCAAGGCTGCTGCTGTACTCTCCGGCAACGATGTATTACAAGCGGCGTCCCACTTGGGTAAAGGTCCTATCGAAACCCTGCAAATGTATAAGCAGGCTGTTAGGCACATGCCAGATGACGAGATAGCGAAATTATCTCCGTTAGCTAAGCAGCTGGTAGGAATAGCACCAGACGGCACGGCTAAATGGTTACAACCTGCTCAACCACCGACAAGAGCCCAGAGAGTAACAGGGGCGGCAGTCGCAGGATTACCACTAACAGCTATAGGCTATGGTATTGGTGGTCTACCAGGCGCGGTATTAGTTGGTGGTCTGGCTACACATTACGGCTTCAAACAAGGTCTACCATATCTATTTACACTAACACCAGTCGCCAGAGCTAACGAGCTTATATCTTCTTCAGGTCCAATATATAACGCTGTACTCGATAGCGCGAAGGACAACCCAGCCGGGCAGGTGAAATATCTCCACATCTGGTCGAACAATCCGCGTGATTTATCCCGTGAGCTTTCAATGGGTGTAATCAGATCTCCGGAGGGAGAACTACTGCCAGGCGCGATAGCGGGCTACCTAGAAACGGCAGACGCATTACTGGATCAGTGGAATAAATCAGAGTGGATGCGATTAATGGCAAACAATATCGCTACCACTACTGGCAAATCAATAGACGACGTGGTAAGAGAACTGGCAGATATGACAGATGCCAGAACGCTACTAGATCAATACGTATCATTAGCCAGAAATGTAGACAGCGACGAAGCAAGGGCTATAGCGCAGGCTTACGATCTGGGGAAAGCGGATCCAAACGCAGACGGAGCCCTGAAAGCTGAGAACCTGCAAGATATGGCTAAAGCCTGGATTGAAGACAAGGTGCCATATAGAGAGGAATTATTCAAAGCTAATCTGTATGGTGGATTGTTAGAGCATACCGCTGAATATGGCGGTAAATGGTTTGGGGTGCAGCCAGATAGTCGGGTTATTAGGCTATCAAGAGCTATCAAGTCGGCTCAGTCTGCCTTACTTTTGGGGCTCAATCCTACTTACCTGGTGAACAACGCAATCAATAACTTCGTTACCATGGGCGCCAGCAGTGTTCTAGGGCTGCGCTCAGCTGATGACATCGTAAGTATTTGGAAACGATTTGGTTACACATTGGAAGGGGCAGACCAACCCGTAAGACTTACAGCAGGTTTGGGACCACATTCAACCGCGGGCGACGCAGTACACCTAGAAGCACTACGTAAGATGACCAGGGGCGGCGATTGGATACAAACACTTGAAGACTTCTTTGGTAGATCTGGTCAGATCATGCCGTTTACAAGAATGTCATCAGCTGCCGAGAGTTGGTCAAGTAAACAGGCTATGACCAGCGGTTTACTTCAGGCGTGGGGTAAGCTGTGGAAGCGTGGCGTAGGCTATGACAGGATGCCAGGCAATCTCGAAAGGATGCTGGACGCCATCCAGCCCGGCTTGAAAGAACTTGTTTACGACGGTATTGACGCATCAATGAATAAACAAGAGGTGCTTAATACTCTCTATTCGGGTGTCGCTAGGCGCAGCGTTCGATCCATGCTAGATGACGTTGCGACTAAGCAGGGTTTAGATCCGGGAGAAGTGAGGGAAGCGTGGTCTCAACTAGGATTATTCGATGATATTGAAAGAGCGATCAGAGAGGCAGAGAGTGACCAAGATATTAGGGATGCTTTCAGGAATATTACAGAAAAGATAGAAGATGAATTAGACCTGCTTACGGAACAACGGGTAAGATCGGATACAGAAGAAGCGGCTAACATCGCTGCGGCTGAAGGGCTGCGGGGTGTATTCAAGGCGAATGATGATGACTTCATAAGCGACCTGGAATTTCAGTTCAGACATTGGCTGAGGATGGATGATCTTCACGAACGCGCGGAGATAGCCAAAAAGACAACGGGGACAGGTGGGTATATCTGGGAAGAGGGGCTGAGGATAGAGGACAAGAGATACCGCAGGCACAATAAGCGCATGGCTGCCAGGCTGAAGGGTTTTATAGATGGGCTCGGAGATACGGCTACAGATAGCAAGGCTGGGCGTGGCATTATTGATGAGATGGGTGCTATTTATGATGATTGGGGGGAGTTCTATAGAATACGGCGCCAGATGTATGACGACCTGAGAACAGGCAAGATTACTGATTATGACGGTATGAAGGCTGAATTGTTAGATATATGGCGGGCAACCTGGGAGAGAGCGGAGACTAGGTTTGCGGCTATGGATGCCGGATTTGTCAGGGTGTTTGCTGAGCAATTCGGTGAAGATATAGCGCCCCTTGTGGAAGCCTGGCGCAGCGGGGTAGCGGAGGTAAGACAGAATAACTATGCCGTAATGGATCAGATGAGAGCCAGCGGGGATACGGACTGGCGGGCTTTCCTGCATGATAAGGGCTATCTCGAAAGGCTGCGGCAACTGGTAGAAGTAAACAGGGATGGGCTAGAGGATATAGAAC